GAAACATTCTGGAGGCTGCCGGTGTCGAGTTGGCTCCGTAGAACTTCTGATCATACAAGTCACTACGTGACTTGGACTGGAATACCTTAGAGACGAGCCGCGTTTCAAAATTAGATCAAAAAATGGGGGTCCACGCGTTTATCGCAAACGCGTGGGGCGTGACTGATCCGACCCGGTTCCCGGGACCCCAACCCGTCTCCATCGAGAGACGACACTTCCCTCTCCTCAAACTCCAACCGTACCTGGTGTGTGAAAAGACGGATGGTGTGCGCCACCTACTTGCAAGTACTGACGAGGGTGTTTTCCTTGTGAACCGTGCATTTGCATGTGAAAAGGTCAATGTACGCGTTGTCAAGGATACCCTCTTGGATGGTGAGCTTGTACGGACCAAGGGTGGTAAAACTTTGTTTATGGTCTACGACGCTGTGAGGGTCAAGGGCGAGGACTTGACCCATAAGCCACTCACGGAACGTTTGGACGCGGCCCGCAAGGTTATCAAGACGATCATCAAAACGGCGAATGCACCTCTAGAGATTCGGGTCAAGGTCATGTGGACTTTGGGAAGTCCCACGCCAGACTTGAATTCCTTCGAGTACGAGACGGACGGACTGGTCTTCACGCCTGTGAACGAGGCTATACGCACGGGAACTCACGAGACCATGTTCAAGTGGAAGCCCCGGGAACGTATCACGATCGATTTTTGTATCAAAAATGGGACAGACCTTTTTGTACAGGACAAGGGGATCCCATACAAAGAGGCCAGTTTACACTTGCACAACGCCCGACGGGACTTGCCAGATGGCACAATAGTGGAGTGTGGGTACGGGGACTTGGGGTGGTACGTGGAGAAGATCAGAACAGACAAGACGCACGCAAATAACCGCCGCACATATTTCAGGACTATAGTGAACTTGAGGGAGGGAATCGAACTTGCCGAGTTCGATTCCCCGGAGTTCAACCTGTAAGGGATCGTACAGGTCTGTACCACGCCTGGTAAAACTCCCCGCGAAGTACTTGTATACCCGGTAATTCAGTCACTTTATCATCGTCTTTTACGTACCATTTGTCAAACCGTCTTACGAGTAGCGCATAGTGTCCCCCGTTCTTGTGTCCTTGGTGCATAACACACGCAAAGAGTTTGAGCCCTTCAAACTCAAAAGGAATTTCAATCGGAAATTTGTAATCGTACATGGAAAATGAAAAGCTCGTAAACTTGGGCCAACGCCCAACACGGGTCTGCAGGGCCGCACGTGGATGTGTCGTTCCAGAACTGTCCGTATAATTTTCGATCAAAATTGGTTCGAACCGATCCTTGATCAAGTCTTGGAGACGACATGGTTCAGATACGTCCAACAAAAGAGTCGTGAATGTGTTTCGAACCTCGGACTTTCCTTCTTCCCATGTAGTCACTTGTGTTTCCTCTCCGTTGAATAGGTCTGTAATGAAGTCCTTTCCGAGAGACTGTTCAAACACGTCTATGAGGTGGAGGATAACCTCTTGGGCGTCGTGTTGACGCATATCGGCAAACTGAGGGTACCGAACTTTGAACGCGCCAAACAGGTCGCTCGGGCTCACAGGGTCCGTCTTGCCTTTTAAAAAAAGTTGCTTGACGACCTTTTGGTACTCGCGGGTGATGTCACATGTGCCTAGGTACTCCACGTCAAAGAGGAACTTTGTGAGTGGAGGCACGTGAGCCAAACATTGGATGGCGCAATTAAAGTAACAGGAATTTCCGAGGTTCCACAATCCTCTCATATGATCTTACCTTATACATGGGTCTGCTCTCTATGTAATTTCCAATAAAACCCATATGCAGACGGCTTTTTATCGCAACAGCATTTACTTATACACGTAGAATGTTTTATATTTAACTTTCTAGCAGCACTTGCTAAAGATGTATGAATATCTATTAGAATCTTTCTATCTTGCGACCATTGCTCGATCTTTTTTCCTATTTTTGGATTATTCTCGCTAAGATGCGCGTTCCTCATTTTGACTTTTGATTCTTCAGGAGTTCTCTTTCCAAAATTCCAGTGCTTTTCACCGCGTATAGACTCGCTCATTTTGGATTTAGTTTCAGTTGATAGATGTTTTCCATAATTGTAATTTTTCTCACCAATCTTTGTTTCTCTTATCTTGTTTTTCGTTTCTTCATTTGTTTCTGGATGATTACCACCAGTTTGTAGATTATAACCATTCGGTGTTAACGTGTTTCTTTCCTTGATTTCAAGGATTTCACGAGCATCCAAATCCTCTCTCCATCCATCACCTTCTGGTATTTCACATATCGTTGAAAACTCGAAGTTTTCGAACCCGTGTTTTTCAAAGGCCAACTTTAGAAGACCGTGTGGTCTATATTTATGTTGAACCCACCTGTGGATAGACTTTTTCTGACTAGTCTGTCCTACATAACACTTCCCATTGACTTTGTTCCTGATCAGGTATATCCATCCCATCCTTACCTTGGGCTGGGAAAATAATTGGGAATCCCAAGACGCGTTCTGAGGGTCCGACCCACTCCTCATATATATATACATATATCTAAGGGGTAAGTATATACTTTTTCCATTACCAATTTCATTTTCTCTATACACTCTTTTTGGGAATTCCAATAACTTTCCCATCTGATGTGACCTGAAGCCCGTAAGGTGCGAGAGTTTCCGCATTCACCTTTGTTTTGGGTCGCATATGTGCATCACACCATGAAAAGTACTTCGAGGCAAACTCCCTGATTTCGATAGGCTCCTGGGGACTCCATGTCATGAGAAACTCATCCATATCTTTCCTTGATATTCGTCTTATCTTTTTAAAGGAAATTCACAAGCATATTCTTGAGTTGCGTCTTTCCGGGCCATGTATCTACAAACTCCTTGACCGCGTCACGCATACCAAACATGAACTCGGGGCCATCGTCTGGAACTTGCCCGTCCCACGAGTCTTCGTTTAGATTTACAAATTGTTCGCAGTAAAGCCATGTATCATACTCGCCAAACCCTTCATAGTCTCGAGGGAAGTGTTTTATCATGACGTGATTCACAAAGAGTTTGATAAACTCGTCGATCTTTACAATACGTACTGGTTCCTCCTTTGTTTCCTTGATCCATATTTCGTTTTTGGATCGGTTTGGCCTGACGAAACATACATTCGCCGGGTCTTTGAACACTTGCTTGAAGAACCAAGGCGCCACAAATCTCTTTGGCGTCTCTGGACTGGGTGCGTCTGGCTTCGCCCACACTATCGAATCCAAACACCTCAGAGACGCCTTGATGGGTTCTTGAACCTCCCCTGGGGTGGCGCGAACGAATTTCCATTCGGCTGGGCGATCGCATGGGTTCTTGCGGGCCAGGTGCTTCCTGAGGTCAGTAGTCCAATATGGATTCGCCGAGAAGTCCTTGTTACACTTGGGGCAGACCCGAGCCATCCTTTACACTGGGCTGGGAAAATAATTGGGAATCCCAAGACGCGTCCTGAGGGTCCAAGAGAGGGACCCGACTTAGAGACTTGGGAGGTATGAAAGTCAAGACAAAATGAGTCTTGCGATTCACGAGAGTGCTAATCCGGCTGCCAAGTTCCTCTTTGAGAGGTGGGAAAAGCTGATTGAGACACACAAGGCCAACGAGAATACCGAAATTGAGATTCGGTTCGGCCGTAGGTCCGGAACCAAGTTTGATACCAACGTGGGCAAACCTACGTTCCAGAAGGTTCTACAGGCTCTGACCCGGTACGAAGGATGGGAGTCTACGGACCACTCGGAGGTGACTGTGTACTATTTTGACGGCGGGAAAAGGCTCTCCGTCAATGAGCAGACGGAAGAGCAAAAGGGCGAAATCAAGACCCGCGTGACGGTCGATGATTTTCAGTTGCCTAACGAGCCTCTGGACGTGCGTCTCGGTATCAGCACAGAGGTACTCTTCGAGTACGACGGGGAGGAGACGAGTACCGAGCAAAAGACCAAGGAGCGTTGGTCGTTTGTTCGAAAGAACTTGAGTATCGACATGACGATCATCACGGGCAATCCGGATGATAAGGACTCAGACGACGACAAGACGTACCAAATTGAAATGGAAATTATTGACCCTACTAAAATTCAAAACAAAATTGAGCTTTTCAACTTGCTGTACAAGGTGTTCGATATGATGAAGCTGATCTAGGCTTTCTTTGCTCTTTGAACTTTGCGTTTTAGCGGTCCGACCGCTCCAAACTTAATTTTATTCATAACGTTCTTCTTCCACTGTTCCTGAAGTTTCTTGATTTGTGCGGGTTTCACTTTACCCTTGAGGGCCGCACGAATCTCATTCCAGGTTGTATTTTTCGTCGTATTGATACCCAAACTCTCCAGTGTATTGGACAAATTGACCGCATTCCGTGGGATAGCATACACGTAGTTGAGCCGACGGTTCGGAGACGCCTTGGGTTTCTTGGGCATCTCCTGGCCCCGGAACAGGTACGCATTCTTGACGTATCGCTTGTACAAAGCATCCACGTCCTTCTTGAGTGGCTGACCCTTTGCCCCCTTGGGCAGACCGTTCAGGGCTCTGATGAGCTTGCGTGCGTTGTTCTTGTTGTATGCCGGTCCGAGGTTCTGGCTCAGACGCATGTTCATTTCCATCAACCGAGTAAAAGCGTTCTCCTCCGCTTCGTTGCGCGCCGCCTTTTCGGCCGCCGCCTTGGCGTTCGCAGCAGCCTTATTCGCTGCCGCCTTGTTGGCCGCGGCCTTGTTCGCCACAGCCTTGGCCGCCGTCTCTTTCTTCCCGTACAGAACAGCACGAATGGCATTGAACCTCTCCGACAAGTTCAGGGAGTTGTATTCCTTGAACAAATTAGGAGTCAAAACCTTTTGGGCAATCTTCTGACGGATCTGTGGCCCGAGCGTCGCCCACTCGCGCTCGGTCGCCACACCCTCCTCTGTGACTCTCCGGACTTTGCCGTTATTCAAAAATTTGTAGTAAATTCCGTCGACGAGTGCATCTGCGGACCGGTTCGCCCGGCTCGCACCTGTTCGGCCCTGTATGTACCCTATAAGCGTCGCCTTGGAACTCTTAGAGTTGACTTGGGCGATGTCTAGGTTACGTGCGATGGCCAAGAGCTCGCCGACGGGGATACGTGTCGCCTGTTTCCCGTTGATGCGTAGAATCTTGTTCAGACCCATCTCGATTCTGTGTTTCGGAGCCGTGTTGTTCGCCGTCTTGACGTTGGTACCGATACCGA